GTATGGTTACGTTGTTTCTGTACACTGAAGTAAGCAGTAGGTTCGTTCTCTCTATCAGGTGGACAATTACCTGAAAACTTTAAATCCTCTATTTCACGATTGCGCCAACATAATAAAACATTGTCAGCAAGGTTTCTAATATGACTACTGCCTAAAATGTTTGTAGCATCAGGCTTTTGATATTCGTCTGACATCTTACGAGTATGGCATATTAAAAATACATGGATATTTAAATCACGACAAAAGGTTGCTAATTTGTCTACAAATCGTTTTTGTCCATTGTAATCGTCTTCAAAGATGTTACCTATCTTCATCAATGAGTCAATACAAAAGACGTTTATATCTAATATCTCACGACCATAAAGCAGTGTCGCAAACATATCATCTTCAGTTGTAACACCTTGTTGGTCGTAAATGTATAGCTTTTCGTTATAGTCTTTACAGAACTGTCTTATATAATCTTGTGTAGGTTGATTGCTACCTAGTCGTTGGGTAATCATTCTATCCAATGTTAATACCGGTTTCATCTCCATAGACGCTATTAATACTTTAGTGTAGTGCATTAAGTATAAAAATATTTGTGATAACATCATCGACTTACCATGGCCTGATACACCTTGCAGTATAGTTAATTCACCCATTCTGATTGTAAAATGTCCATCGGTCTTTGCCCAGGGTAAACTATAACCTGCGCCTTTTTCTGATGCGTAATACTTTTGCAGTTGGTCGTAATAGCCTTGTGCAGATTTAATCTTAAAGTCTTCAGGGATAATCCTACCTGTAGCTTCATCGACTTGTTCTTTGGTAACAATTAACTGTTCTAATACTTCACCTGCTGTCATCTCACTCACAATACTCTCCCTTTTATTGTAGGTTTAGTAATACCATCTTCCCATAAACGTTTATTTAAATATGTGCTGCCATGTGGAATAAATTGCTTATCTTTCCATTGTTGCGTTGTCTTCATGTAATTAATGTGTTTGATTATATCATCAACATATTTATATAGTTTTTTACTCTTCCAATATTCCTTAGCTCTAGCTATTCCTTGCTTATTTGGATAAAATTCCCAGAACTTATTAAAAGTTGACTCTAAAAACTCTTTCGACACTTTTTCTTCTTGTTCTTTTTCTTCTTCTTTTTCTTCTTCTAGTATAGGCATTGTATATACACTGTATATACCATCCTCAATAAAATGAGCTAATTCTTCCAAAGCCCTTTGTAATTGGTCGATTGGTCGTCTTAGTCTAAAAGAAATTGTTTTTAATTCTGGTATATTTCCATGGTTTTGACTAGCAAGACATAGAAGCTCAATGTAGATTGCTTTATTGGTATCTGATAGTTCAAACCAATCTATGTCATTCAATATGTCTCCACCATAAAGTTTTAACCAAGTCATTTGTTTTTTATATTTACTGTGCATAGGCTTATAGTGTTGAAATTTATCCCAGTTTCTAATTCTCAAAATAAACACTCCTCGTATTCATCTAAATTAAAGTTAATCTTCTTTACCATGTATTCAGGCTTGTTACTAACAAACCATTTTGCATCTGCATAAGTTGTAAATTTACGCAATGCAAATCCATCTTTATCTATTATGATATGACTAAATCTTCTTATTTCCAAAGTAATGCTCTATTTGTAATACCCTATAGTTTGGTAAATCTTTCTCTGGTTTCATACTATATAAACTAATAGCTTGTCGTGTAACGCCCAATGCTTCAGCCATTTCACGTCTATTCTTAAATAATTTAATTGCTTCGTTAAATGTCATAATTGACCTCCTTATGCAACACTATAATTTATTAAAATATTTATGTCAATACTATTGACTTTTATATTTTTATGTTTAGAATGGATATTGTGTTAATTAATTAGGGAGAAATAAATGGCACAAACATACGATAGTTGGTTACAAGATTACGATGGTTATTTAAAATCATTACCTCGTGCAAACTATGATATTGAGTATGACCAGGATGAAGATGTTTATATGGTCTTTGAAAACAAAATGTATCTTGAATCATTTAGTACCGAATCAGATGCAGAGACATACATTAATTATTTATTGGGAGTATAGTTATGAGAGAATTTAATCACTGGTCAGAATCAATCAGAGAAGATAAACGTAAAGATAGAATGGATAAAGTAATATTTGTTTTATTAATTATTGGTGTAGGAGTTGTAACATGGATAATCTAATTAATGAAATACAAGATATGACAGAGGAGTTGCGTGCAGACAATGATGCAGCTCTAGCTAAAATACAACAAGAGGAACAACAAATGGAAGCTAAAAAAGCACCAAAGTTAAGAACTGTAAATATTAAAGGCAAAGAATATGTTGAGGTGAATGAGCGTATCAAAGCCTTTAGAGATATGTATCCAAAAGGTTCTATAATGACAGATATTGTATCTAACCAAGATGGTATATGCGTTATCAAAGCAGTTATCGTTGTAGACAATCAGATTGTTGCTACTGGCCATGCTTATGAAAAAGAAGGCTCTACATTCATTAACAAGACCAGCTATATAGAAAACTGTGAAACATCAGCGATTGGTCGTGCATTAGGTTGTTTTGGTATCGGTATAGATACATCGGTGGCTAGTGTAGAAGAAGTAGCCAATGCTATTAAACAACAAGGTGGAGACCCATTCTAATGGAACAACGCACAGATGAATGGTTTAAAGCACGTTTAGGTAAGGTTACTGCAAGTAGAGTATCTGACGTGCTTGCCAAAATAAAATCAGGGGAAGCAGCAGTTCGCAGAAATTACAAGATGCAACTTGCTACTGAACGATTAACCGGACAAAAAACAGATTCCTATTTTAATCAAGCTATGCAAGATGGTATAGATAGAGAAGATACTGCTCGTGAAATATATGAGATTGTTCGTGATATTAAAGTAGAACAGGTTGGCTTTATAGACCATCCTGCAATTAAAATGGCAGGTGCTAGTCCAGATGGATTGTTGCCTGACAATGGTATATTAGAAATAAAATGCCCTGTCGAAACCACCCATACTACGAATTTGTTAGAGCGTAAGTTGCCTAGTCGCTATATCCCACAAGTACAATGGCAGTTGGCCTGTGCTGGAAAAGACTATAAATATGCTAACTTCGTTTCTTACAATCCAAACTTTGAGCCTAAGCTACAACTCATGTACGTTGAAGTAGAACGTGATAATGAGTATATAGAAATGCTTGAAGAAGAAGTGTCTATCTTTTTATTAGAGGTAGACGAAGTTATCAACACTCTTAGAGAGTTAAATAAGGAGTAATATATGGAAACAGTAAATCAAGTCTTAATGACCAATGATTATGAAATGTTTAAAACCATTACAGGTAATAGAAATGTTAACCCATTGCATTTAAATAGACTAAAAAAATCTATCAGTGAAAAGCATATATCAGTACCAATCGTGGTTAATGATAAATACGAAATCATTGATGGTCAACATCGTTTTGAATCAGCAAAAGAGTTAAAAAAGCCTGTATATTTTATTAAGATTGCAGGTCTTGACCTACCTGACATTCATAGATTAAATAGTAATCTTAAAAATTGGGTAGCTGATGATTACCTAGAAGGTTATTGTATGCTAGGTTACCCAGAGTACATCAAATATAAAATGTTTAAAGATAAGTATGGTTTTGGTCATAGCGAAACAAAATCATTATTATCAGGTACATTACGCTTTGGTGATAGAACACAAACAGACGCATTTAAAGATGGTACATTTAAAGTTCGTGATTTAAAAATGGCTGAGAAAAATGCAGAGAAATTATTAATGATTAGTAATTATTATGATGGATATAAACGTAAGGCTTTTATTAAAGCAATGCTTTTATTGTTTAATCACGATGACTACAATCATGCAGAGTTCCTAAAGAAGTTAGAATACCAAAGAATGAAGTTGGTAGACTGTACTAATTATGAACAATATTTAACTTTGATTGAAGATATATATAACTACAATCGAGCTAAAGAAAACAAAGTATTTTTTAGATTTTAATTAAGGAGACCTATATGGCACAAAATCCACAATACCCAAACAGTATCGCAATCTTTAAACAAGATGATACTAGCAATAACAAACCACAATATACAGGCACAATTACGCTATCTAATGAAATATTAGATGACCTAAAAAAGTATGACATTTTAGAATTGTCAGTATCTATGTGGGTTAATGAAAGTAAGAAAGGTACTAAATACCAAGGCGGTTCTATTGATATACCTTACAAAGTTAAACAAGGTACTGCTAATAAAGAACCAGCTCAGGCACTAGAGGGTGATGATGCCCCTTGGTAAAACAATAAGGTTTGTTGAGGAAAAGAACCTAAAATGGTTACCTAAATCAGGTCGTAAATTAGGTGGAAGAAGAAAACCTCATCAAGAAGGTTTAATATGTGTTCAACTTAATGTTGAATGGGTAAAGAAAA